CTTACATGCCAAACAAATTTCAAATAAAGAGAACGTCCATATCCGGGCGGACTCCCAACACAACCAACTCTGGCAATACAACGTACATCGATGCGGGTGAACTTGCTCTGAACCTTACCGATGGTAAACTGTTTACATCTAATGGAACTTCAATAATAGAGTTTGGTACTGGTACACCCGTTTATGATGCAAACGGAACGCTCGTCACAACGACGTATGTTACACAAGCAACAAATGGTCCTGCTTTCAGTGCTTATGGGGCCGCAGCGACGAGCTTAGCTAACTCAGCTTGGACAAAGGTAACGTTTGATACGGAAGATTTTGATACAAACAATTGTTTTGCAAATAGCAGATTTACTCCATCCATATCTGGTTATTATCAATTAAATTCGACCGTTTCAATGGTGACCGGTACATCTGGAAACATGATTATTGCTATCTTTAAAAACGGCGCTGAGTTTAAAAGAGGAGCCCGTCAGCCATTAGGTGCAGCAGGTGGTGCAGGAGTTGTTGTAAGTGATGTTGTTGTTGCTAACACAGCCAACAGCGATTATTTTGAAGTTTACGTAATACATAATGCCGGCGGTTCAATCAACACCGAAACAGGCTCCGCTTACGGACCAACATTCACTGGATCGTTTGTTAGGGGTGTCTAATAAATAGTTAAAAAGGAGACACCATGGCTGTTCCAACAACAAGAGCTGAATTCAAAGAATATTGCCTACGTAAGTTAGGTAAGCCTGTCATCGAAATCAACGTTGATGATGATCAGGTTGAAGATCGTATCGACGAGTCGATTCGTTATTATTGGGACTATCATTTTGATGGTACGGAGAAGGTGTACTACAAACATCAGATTACACAAACTGATATAACAAACAGATACATCACATTACCAGAAAATATTATTGGTGCTGTGCGCGTGTTTCCTATCGGTGATCCTTCTATCCGCTCCGATGATATGTTCAACATTCGCTATCAAATAGCGTTAAATGATCTCTACACCCTTACATCATATTCTATGTTGCCATACTATATGGCAATGCAACATCTCTCTTTAATATCGGAATTTTTAGTTGGTCAGCAACCAATTCGGTACAGTCGTCACCGCGATAGGTTATATGTCGATACTAAATGGGACAACTATAACGCCGGTGAATATCTTTTGATCGAAGCATATGAAGTACTAGACCCCGATACGTTTAGTGATATGTGGGCTGATCGTTGGCTTCAAAATTATGCAACGGCTAAAATTAAATATCAGTGGGGAACAAACCTTACTAAGTTTACAGGCATGCAGCTTCCTGGTGGTGTTCAGTTTAATGGCGAAAAAATAATCAATGACGCAAAGGAAGAGATTGACGTCATGGAGAAAGAAATGCTATCGAGCTACTCGTTGCCAGTGATGGATATGATTGGATAAATTTTGGCGACCAACTTCTTTTTTAACAATTTTCAAAGTAGCCAAGAGCAGCTACTAATTGAAAACCTAGTGATCGAATCAATCAAGATTTACGGTCACGATATAATGTTTCTACCAAGAAACACAGGAGTTGTTGATTCTATCTTCAAGGAAGACCAGAGAAGATCTTATACGTTGGCCATTCCTGTTGAAATGTATATCAAAAACATTGAAGGTTTTGCCGGTGAAGGTGATTTTCTATCAAAGTTTAACATTCAAATTCGCGATCAAATTACGTTTACAATTGCGCGTAGAACATTCAGTGATGAAGTTGGAACTGCGTTAAATCTTCTTGATCGGGTAGATAGCGACAGAGATAGACCATTAGAGGGTGATCTTATATATTTTCCTTTGAACAAAAAGATATTTGAAATAAAGTTTGTTGAGCACGAATCTATTTTTTATCAGTTAGGTGCTTTGCAGGTGTATGATCTTAAGTGTGAACTGTTTGAATATAGCAACGAACACTTTGCAACCGGTATAGCAGATATTGACCGTCTACAGTCCGACTTTACGTTGAGTATGGGGGATGCTGCTGGTATTATGACAGAGAATGGTCTTCTTCTTACAACAGAAGATGGATATCCTTTCTTGCAAGAAAGTTACGATATAAACGATAACGATTCTCTTGCACAAAACGATGAATTTGAATCGACAGCAGACGCGTTCATTGACTTTACAGAGCGCGATCCATTCAGTGAGGGAATTTACTGATGTTTGGTCATATTTTTTATCACGGGTTAATACGTAAGTACGTTTCATTGTTTGGTACCTTATTTAACGACATATACATTAATGTGCCCGATGACGCTGATGTCAACGAAATAGTAACACTCAAGGTTCCAATTAGTTACGGTCCTCGTGAAAAAGTGTTGGCGCGCGTAACAGCGGATCCAAATCTCAACAGAATGCCAGCGGTTGTGTTACCAAGAATGGCTTTTGAGATGGACAGTATAATGTACGCACCCGAGCGTAAACTTAATACCATTGGTAAACGTTATGCAATAGATGAAACAACAACTAACAAACTTAAATACACTTACAACCCCGTCCCATATGATTTAAAATTTACCCTTTCTATTCTTGTGAAAAACGCTGAAGATGGTACACGTATTGTAGAGCAGATACTTCCGTTCTTTACACCTGAGTGGACGACGACGGTGGAGTTGATCCCTGACATGGATATCGTTGTCGATATTCCTCTTGTCCTTAATTCGATAAACGTACAAGACGATTATGAAGGTGATTATGATAAACGTCGCTATATTATGTGGACATTATCGTTTACTATGAAAGCATATATGTACGGTCCAGTCCGTAAGAGCAACATAATCAAATTCGCAAACGCTGATGTTTATTCCCTCGGACCAAACACCCGTATATCAATGACGAATATTCAGCCAGGTCTTACCGCCAATGGCACTCCAACATCTAATAGTGCAAACTCAATTGACGCTACGTATATAAGTGCTGAGGATGATTATGGTTATATTGTAACAACGACAAGTGAAATATGAGTAATGATCAAATAGCAAAAACCCTTGATCTTGTGCCTTTGCAGCAGCTACCTGTTGCCGTGCCGCAAAATCAAGCACAGGTTAATGATGACTTTGAATACGCTCGAGGCAATCTCATTGCCGCGATAGAAAAAGGACAAGAAGCTCTTACAGATATTGTAAGCGTCGCAGGCATGTCACAACATCCAAGAGCATATGAGGTTGTTGCTACTTTGCTGAAGACTGTCGCAGACGCAAACAAAGATTTGTTAGAATTGCAAAAACGTAAAAGAGATTTGACTGGTGAGTCACTATCACCACCCACGACTGTCAATAATAATTTGTTTGTAGGTAGCACTACAGAGCTCCAGCAACTGATAAAAAAACAACGTAATGAGCAGAAAGATTAATGACGCCTATCTTGGCAATCAAAACCTAAAGCGCTCCAATGTAAAGCATGAATGGTCTGCTGAACAAGTCAGTGAATGGCTCAAGTGTGCTCAAGATCCTGAATACTTTATTGAAACGTACATAAAAATTGTTAACGTTGATAGGGGTCTTGTTAACTTTAAGTTGTATGAATATCAAAAAGAGATTGTTGATCTCTCTGTGGCGGAGCGTTTTGTTATATGTAAAATGCCACGTCAGTGCGGTAAAACAACTACTCTTGTTGGAATAATGTTGTGGTATGTGTTATTTCATGAAACCTACAGTGTTGCAATCTTAGCTCACAAGCTCGCTCAAGCACGGGAAATCCTTTCTCGCATTCAACTAGCGTACGAACATTTACCAAAATGGCTACAGCAAGGTATTGTTGAATGGAATAAAGGATTTATTGAACTTGAAAATAAATCAAAGATTTTAGCATCAGCAACTTCTTCTAGTGCTATTCGTGGTGGATCTTTTAACTTAGTTTACCTTGATGAGTTTGCATTCGTTGAAAACAACATGCAGGAATCTTTTTTTGCTTCTGTTTATCCAACAATTTCTTCCGGTGAAACAACCAAAGTTTTAATTACATCTACTCCAAACGGTCTTAATATGTTCTATAAAATATGGACCGATAGTGAGGAAGGTAAAAATAATTACAAGCGAATTGATGTTCATTGGAGTGAAGTACCCGGCAGAGATGAGAAATGGAAAGAAGAAACAATACGGAATACATCAGAAGAACAGTTCCGTGTTGAATTTGAGTGTGAGTTCATTGGGTCCTCACACACTCTTATCAGTGCAACAAAACTAAGAACACTGAGATCAATACGGCCTGTTGTTTCTAATGCAGATACAAACGTGTTCAACCAACCAGTACCAGGAAGACAGTATGTTACCGTAGTTGATACAGCTCGAGGTGTACAGGGCGATTACTCAGCGTTTGTTGTATTTGACGTTTCAGAATTACCATATAGAGTAGTTGCTGTATATCGCAATAACATGGTTTCTCCACTTTTGTATCCAAATGTCGTATATCAGCTGTCAAAACATTATAACAACGCATACATTCTTGTTGAAACAAACGACATTGGTGAGCAAATAGCAAGCATTCTTCAAGGCGATTTAGAATACGAAAACCTCCTCACTACTGTGAACAATGGTCGGAGTGGCCAAGTGGTATCGCCTGGTTATGGACAACAAACACGGCTAGGGGTACGTACAACAAAAGCAGTTAAGCGTGTGGGGTGTATGGGATTGAAAACTCTCGTTGAAAGTGACAAGTTGTCAATAAACGATGAGCGTATTCTTTATGAACTATTCCGTTTTGTAAATATTGGTGAAAGCTACGAAGCGGAAGAGGGACACGATGATTTGGTGATGTGTTGTGTCCTTTTTGCTTGGGCAATTAATCAGCAGTATGTGAAAGAACTCACTAGTGTCGACTTGCGTCAGAAATTGGAGCAAGAAAATGAAGAGGCGTTAGATGAGAGCATGCTGCCAATGGGAATTATTAATAGAGGTGAGTTAGTAACAAACTTCCCCGTCGCAACAAGGAAAAACGATGATTCGTGGATTTTTGCTGGTGACGATGACTACGACGCGGTAATGCTGGACCGCCATACCTCTACTATGCACTAAGAATTAGAAACCCCAAAATTATAAATACCAGCGACTCATCATCAATCTTTCAAATAATAATACCTCAGAGGGGAGATAAACATGCCATTTCAAGTTAGTCCTGGCGTAAATGTAACTGAAATTGATCTGACCACAGTTGTCCCCGCTGTTTCTACCACAGAAGGTGCTCTTGCCGGTGTATTCCGTTGGGGTCCTGTAGAAAAGCGCACTCTCGTCGACTCAGAAGCAAATTTGGCTGCACGTTTTGGTAAACCTACCAATCACAACGCTGAAACATTTTTTACCGCAGCAAACTTTTTGTCGTATGGCAATAAGTTGCATGTTGTTCGTGTCGCAAACACAACATCTGCCGATGCAAACGTAGTTGTTCGTAATGCTGTTGCTAACGTTGCTGCAATTACAGACATGAACTCCTTTATTATCAAGAACAGTGATCATAAAGAATCAGTTAGTCTTACCGCCGATACCGATGCACTGTATGTTGCAAAATATCCTGGTGCGCTTGGAAACTCACTTAAAATTTCTGTTTGTGATTCGTCAAATGCATATAGTTCTAATGTAAACTTCGGTGACTATACCGGTGGCTCTTATCTAATCAACGCCACATCAAGCGCAATCGAAGCAAACATTGGTTCTGCAAATGTCACTTTGCGCATGATTCCTGGTACAGGAACATTGGCACAAGCAAATTCAACAGCTGCTGTTGTACTAAATTTGCTCACAGTAGGCGACTACATTCAGGTTGGTAATTCAACTATCGGCATTCAAAATATGAAGATTGTCGCGATTGGTGATCCAGCTTATGCAAACTCAACCGGTGGTACAACATCAAATACAGAAGCACGTGCAATTATTCAATGTGAATCTGTATACACACTATCACAAAACGCTTCTTCAAATACATTTACACGTAAGTGGGAATACTTCAACGCCGTTGATGCAGCGCCTGGTGTATCCACCTATCAAGCAACGTTTGGTGCAAATACAAGTGCTGTAGATGAACTGCACGCTGTTGTTGTTGATGAAAATGGTTTGTTCACAGGTGTGCCTGGCACAATCTTGGAAGTATTTAATGGTGTATCCCGCTCGAGCGACGCTAAGACTCAAGACGGATCTACCAACTTCTATGAAACAGTTGTTAATCAAACTTCGAACTATGTTTGGTTTGCAAATGCACGCACCGGTGCAGCAAGCAGTAATTCAGCCAGCGTTGCTTCATCTTCAAATGCAAAACCAATGACGTTGTCGTTCCAGGGCGGTACGGACGGATCGGACGAGGCAAACGCTGGTTTGGGTTCTCTTCTCCTTGGATATGATATGTTTGCATCAGCAGAAGATGTTGATGTGTCGTTAATTCTAACAGGCAAGTCACGTGGTGGTACAAACGGCGAACAGCTTGCAAACTACCTAATTGACAACATTGCAGAAGTTCGTAAAGATTGTGTTGTGTTCTGCTCGCCAGAAAAAGACGACGTCGTTAATAATGCCGGCGATGAATCAACTGATATTGTAGCGTTCCGTAACAGTCTGCGTAGCACATCGTACGCTGTGACCGACTCCGGATACAAATATCAATATGACAAATACAATGATATGTACCGCTGGATTCCACTGAACGGTGATATTGCTGGTCTGTGCGTTAGAACAGATGATACAAGAGATGCGTGGTGGTCTCCTGCTGGATTCAACCGTGGTCAAATTAAAAACATTGTTAAGCTAGCTTACAACCCACGTAAGGCGGACCGTGACATTCTGTATAAAGCTGGTGTCAACCCTGTTGTTACATTCCCTGGTCAAGGAACCATTCTGTATGGCGACAAGACTTTGCTTGCTAAGCCAAGCGCGTTTGATCGTATCAACGTTCGTCGTCTGTTTATTGTTCTTGAAAAAGCAATTGCAACAGCAGCTAAATTTACTCTGTTTGAATTCAATGACGACTTTACACGTGCTCAGTTCCGTAATCTGGTTGAGCCATTCTTACGTGATGTTCAGGGACGTCGTGGCATCTACGACTTCAAGGTTGTTTGCGATACAACAAACAACACAGGAGAGGTAATAGATCGTAATGAGTTTATTGGTGACATTTATATTAAACCAGCTAAGAGCATTAACTTCATTCAATTGAATTTTATTGCTGTTAGAACGGGTGTTGAGTTCTCCGAAATTGTCGGTCAGTTTTAATTGATAAATAAAGATAAAGGAGAACAAACATGGCGTTTAACGTAAATGAGATCAGAAGTCAACTGACACTAGGTGGCGCACGTGGCAACCTATTTCAGGTGACTTTCACAAATCCAGCAAATAGCATTGCGGATATTAAGGTCCCGTTTCTCGTTCGTGCTTCACAGATTCCTGAGTCCACACTAGGTACGATCGAGGTTCCATACTTCGGTCGTAAGGTCAGACTTGCTGGTGACCGTTCGTTCGGTGACTGGTCTGTGACAGTCATCAACGATGAGGACTTTTTGATTCGTAATGCAATGGAAGAGTGGTCGAGCAAGATTAATTCAAATCAAACAAACTTGCGCGGTTTTGGTGCTGCATCACCTCTTCTATATAAATCAACAGCGGAAGTAACACAATTTTCCAAGACAGGTGTTCCTATTCGCTCATATAAATTCAATGGAATCTTCCCTTCATCAATCTCTGCGATTGATCTAAATTGGGGTGATACAGATTCTATTGAAGAATTTAATGTAACCTTCCAGTATGACTGGTGGGAAGTGAGTGGTGGTATCACCGGTAACGGTGGCGGAGCTTAATAAGAGCTGAGCGCCGGGAGGCGCTCTCCTCTTTAATGGAGTAATTATGGCAAATTTTTTCGGCTTCGAGATTCGACGCGCGAATCAGGAAGCAATCCAGGATAAACAACCAACTTTTGCACCAGAAGTCCACGACGATGGTGCTGTTGTTGTTGCTGCTGGTGGTGCTTATGGTACGTATGTTGATCTCCAAGGTGCAGCAAGGACAGAAGCGGAACTTGTAACGAAATACCGTGAAATGTCAATGCATCCTGAAGTTGAACGTGCAATTGATGATATTTTGAACGAAGCAATAGTTGTTCAAGAAAAAGAAAAGATTGTTCAAATTAATTTAGACGATACTGGTCTTTCAGCCAACATTCGTAAATTAATAACAAACGAATTCAACGATGTACTGACGTTGCTTGATTTTAATAAATCAGCATTTGATATCTTTAGACGGTGGTATATTGATGGAAGAATTTATTACCACATCATTATTGACGTCACATCACCTCAAGATGGTATCAAAGAGCTACGATATATTGACCCACGCAAACTACGTAAAATAAGAGAAGTAAAACGTAAGCGTAATAAAGATACACAAGCAGTAAACGTTCAAACACATCAAGAATATTTCATTTTTAATGATCGTGGGTTTCAAAACAAAGCCGGTGAGATTGGAACAAACTCAGCAGTACAGGGTCTTCGTATTGCTCCGGATAGCATTGTTCACGTAACGTCTGGCGTTCTTGATCCTAATAATACAGTCGTTCTTTCACACTTGCATCAAGCAATCAAACCTCTCAATCAGTTGAGAGCCCTAGAAGACGCAACAATTGTTTATCGGATATCGCGCGCTCCGGAGCGCCGCATATTCTATATTGACGTTGGCAATCTTCCAAAAATGAAAGCTGAGCAGTATCTACGAGATATGATGCAGCGTCATAAGAACAAAGTTGTTTATGATTCTACAACCGGTGAGGTAAGGGACGACCGTAAGTTCATGACGATGTTAGAAGATTATTGGTTTCCTCGAAGAGAGGGAAGTCGTGGCACGGAAATAACAACACTGCCGGCTGGCCAAAATCTAGGTGAGCTATCTGATGTTGAATATTTTCAACGCAAGCTGTACGAATCATTAAATGTACCACCATCTCGTCTCCAGCAAGATGGTACGTTTATGTTTGATCAGACAACAGAAATATCCCGCGATGAAATTAAATTTACAAAATATATTGACCGTCTACGTGCTCGATTTAATGAAATCTTTTTGATAGCTTTGGAAAAACAGCTAGTCCTCAAAAATGTAATGACAGAGGACGAATGGAAGCTAATAAAAAATCTCATCTCTTTTGATTATACGAAAGACAATTATTTTGAAGAAAAGAAACAAGCTGCTGTTATTAGAGACCGTATGATGACGGTGCAGCAAATGGATCCGTATATTGGTAAATATTTTTCAAACGAGTGGGTCCGTAAGCACGTGCTGTATCAGTCAGAGGAAGAGATGGAAGAGATGGATGAGCAAATTATGGGTGAGCAAGAGAACCCTCTGTATCAGCCTCAAGTTGATGAAAACGGTAATACCGTACAGGGAGGAAATGCACCACAGGGTCAAGCATTATCTCAAGGACCTGGCGGCGGCGGATTCAGTTCAACAGCACCGACTGAACAGAATAACTAAATAAATTGGAGAAAAAAATGAGTGATAAACAATATACTATTGCAGATATGATTGGTGCTGTTAGAGATAATAGCCCAAGTGATTTTCAGACAGCATTTGATGCAATAATTGTGCAGAACATTGCTGATCGAGTAGAGGCTGAGAAAAAAGTTGTCGCTCAACAATATTTAAACGCCGAAGAGGAATCTTCGGAAGAAAACGAGGAAACATCTGATGAAAACTCTGAAGCAAGTGCTGGAAGCGAAGTCTGATAAACCAGAACCAACATCACCAATCGAACCTGACTCGATAACAGCTCTCGTTCCAAAAACAAAGGACGAGAAACGTTTTATGGATAAGCACGTTGTGCAAAAGGTTGCTGACCGTAACGGCAACGGTGATGATGTTTTCAGAGCGTCAAACATTAACTATAGCGATCGTACCCCAACTCGTCATGGATATAACCCACAAGAAGATCAAAAAGTATACGAAGAAAAAGGTATGAAAACGCTGGTACAAATTCTTGGTGAAAAACATCTTTCACCAGCAGAAAAAAAGAAACGCGAAGAAATTGCGCAAGCAATGGAGCGTGATAATCCAGGAATGGACAAATCAAAAAAAATGGCAATTGCCACAGCACAGGCTAAGAAAGTTGCAGAAGAAGTATTAGACGAGAGGTTAAAAACAACTCACGAAGATCCTCTTGTAACAGTACATGACAAAAATGGTTTACACACTCATGCAAATTTGTCTGTGGCAAATAATATATTTGGTACCAAAGTAAAACATACAGATATTCACGCTGGTAAAGTAAAAGCTAAAAACAGAGAGGGCGGTGAATTGACATTTGCTATCTCTAAACACCATGCTGCAGCTCTGAAAGAAGACGTAGAGCTTAACGAAGCAGCACGCCATGATCAATATGCAACATATCATGCTGGTGTAAAGGATATGTTGAAAAAGATTGGCGCACACGTAGATGCACATAAAGAAGCTGCAATGGCACCTACCGAGTGGAATAAGGAAAAAGGTGGCAACATGCACTCCGGTCATGTATATGCTATGAAAAATTTACATCGTACATTGCAAGACATGCATGACGGGTTGCAGCAAGACGTTGAATATGCACAACCTCCAAAACCAATTAAAATGAAAGAAGAGGTTGACTTGTTTGAATGTTTTAACGATAGCGTACGTGAACAGGTGAGACAAGTATTTGATCTACTTGACGACACAAACAAGCAAACAATGATTGAAATGATTGAATCAGAAGAATACGACTCGGTTGTTGAAATTGTTCAGGAGGTGTTAAATGCCTGATTTTGTCAAACTAAGAGGAACGACCGTCGGTCTGACAACAACGGCTAATGCTGTTGCAAATTCAACGTGTGTTCGTATTGTTCACACGGGTGGTGGTTCAACAGCTCGTATCCTTACACAAGCGTATGCAAACGGCACAACCTTTGCAAACACATACATCGCGCCTAACGACACGCTGTATTTGTTTAAAGGTGCAACGGACACGCTAAAGGTTGATACGGGTACAGATGTATATGCAACACCCGTCGCAATAAGCTGAGGACTAGCATGAAATTAATTACCGAATTAAATGAAGAGGTAAAGTACCTCGTTGAAGATCGTGAAGGAAAAAAACATTTCTTCATCGAAGGTATTATTATGCAAGGCAACATACAGAACCGCAATGGCCGCATGTACCGTATTGAAACGCTCGAACGCGAAGCAAAGCGCTACAACGAGGAGTATGTTACGAAGAATCGCGCCTATGGAGAACTTGGTCACCCATCGGGACCAACAATTAATCTCGAACGTGCTTGTATTATGTTTAAGAATCTTCGTCGTGAGGATACAAACATTGTTGGCAAAGCAAAGGTGCTCGATACACCAATGGGTCAGATTGTCAAGGGATTAATTAACGAAGGTGCTTCGCTTGGTATTTCATCACGAGGCATGGGCAGCATTGCTAAAAACAAAGACGGTATCATGGAAGTCCAGGATGATTTTTATCTAGCGACTGCTGGTGATATTGTTGCTGATCCTTCCGCGCCAGATGCTTTTGTTCGTGGCATTATGGAAGGTGTAGAATGGGTGTGGGATAACGGTCTCCTTAAGGCTCAAAAAATCGAGCAGTACAAGGAAGAAATTAACCGTGGTGCTCGCCAAAGAATTTCTGAAGAAACAGCAATTAATGTTTTTCAAAAATTCTTAACAGATCTATCGAAAAGTTAATTTTATAAATAAATAAAAAAAGGAGCTTTACATGACCGTTAAAAAGACACAACTGGACGAAAAGATCCAAACCGGTGGCGGTGCTACTGGTGTTGCGCACACAGCAGACCCTGTCGATAAAAATGCAACACTGCCTGCATCACATTTGGGTAATGGTGAGTCCATGAATAAGATTGCTTCCGTAACGCCTGGTCAAGGCGAAGAAGAGACAAGTTCAGAAAACAACACAAAGCCAACATCTACAGCAGCTGCAAGTAATAAAGCATCTGTAGATACAAAGGGTAGCGCAGCTGCTCCTGGCCAATCGTATTCTTTCACACCTAACGCTGTTAGAGAGGACGTTGAGGCAATGTTTGCTGGATCGGAGTTGTCTGAAGAATTTAAAGAAAAAGCTACTGTAATTTTTGAGGCTGCTGTTACCGCAAAAGTAAACGAAATAACAGAACAGCTTGAGGAACAGTACAACACAGCTCTTGCAGAAGAAACAGTCCGTATTGAAGCAGAGCTAACAGATGGTATTACAAAATACATGGAATATGTTGCTGAGCAGTGGCTCGAGCAGAATAAGGTTGCTGTTCAAGCTTCGCTGAAGTCTGAACTAACAGAAAACTTTATCGCTGATCTCAAGAATTTGTTCGAACAACATTACATTTCTATCCCTGAGGATAAGTTCGACGCAGTCGAAGCTATGCAGGAAGAAATGGCCGAGTTGCAACAACGCCTCGACAGTGTCATGGAAGAGAACATGACGTTGAAGTCTGAAGTGGCTGAGTCTGCACGCGCAAATATTCTTGCTGATGTTGCTGAAGGTCTTGCTGCTACACAAGCAGAAAAGCTGACAGCCCTTGCAGAAGGTGTTGAGTTTGATACGGCAGAAAACTTCCGCAAGAAGTTGGAGATTGTGAAAGATAATTATTTCCCAACAGATAAGCCTAAGTCAAACGCAAAAGCACTGATGGAAGAAGTGCAAGAAGAGACCGATCAGAAAGCATCAGCTCCTGCAAATAGTCCTGTGTCGTTCTACGCACAAGCTATTTCCAGAACGGTTAAAAAATAATTCTTATAAATAATTTTAAATCCAATTTAACTACCACAGAAGGGGATAGAGAAAATGCACCTTAATGAAGAAATTCAACAAAAGTGGGCTCCTGTACTGAACCACGAAGATCTTCCAAAGATCGAAAGCTCTCACAAGCGTTCAGTTGTTGCTCAATTACTCGAGAACACAGAGAAGGCTTTGATGGAAGCTGCTGGCCAGGCACCTGGTAGCCAGTTCCTATCTGAGTCTCCAGTTCCTGTCAACAACGGTGTTGCTGGCGGTGCTGGCTCCTATGCAACGTTCGATCCTGTGCTTATCAGCCTGGTTCGTCGTGCAATGCCTAACCTGATTGCTTATGACATCTGCGGCGTTCAGCCAATGACAGGTCCTACAGGTTTGATTTTTGCTCTGCGTTCGCAATACGCAAATACAACAAACAACCAAGTTGCAGAAACATTCTACAACGAAGTTAACACAGAGTTCTCGTCTGTTACATCAGGCGCTAACACTCTCGGTCAAAAGCACGTTGGTAACGTTCCTGGTACATCTGCAGGCGGCTATGCTAACCTTGCTGCAAACGGCGTCTACAACTTTGGTTCAGGCATGTCCACAGCACAGGCTGAAGCGCTTGGTACAACAAGCAACACAGCTTTCCCACAAATGGGCTTCACAATTGACAAAGTCACCGTCACAGCAAAGAGCCGTGCTCTAAAAGCTGAGTACACAATGGAAATGGCACAAGACCTGAAGGCAATTCACGGTCTGGATGCTGAAACAGAACTCAGCAACATTCTGACAGGTGAAATTCTTGCAGAAATTAACCGTGAAGTTGTTCGCACAATCAACGTCACAGCTGCACAAGGCTGCGAGTCTGGTCAAACAACGACAGCTGGTGTATTCGATCTTGACGTCGATGCAAACGGTCGTTGGTCTGTTGAAAAGTTCAAGGGTCTAATGTTCCAAATCGAACGTGAAGCTAACGCAATTGCAAAAGCAACACGTCGTGGTAAGGGTAACATCATCATCTGTTCTTCGGACGTAGCTTCCGCTCTGCAGATGGCTGGTGTTCTCGATTACACACCTGCTCTCAACAGTAACAACCTCCAAGTTGACGATACAGGCAACACGTTTGCTGGTGTTCTCAACGGCCGTATGCGTGTCTACATCGACCCATATGCTGGTGGCAACTATATGACAGTTGGCTACAAAGGTTCTAGCGCATTTGATGCTGGTCTCTTCTACTGCCCATACGTTCCGCTCCAAATGGTTCGTGCTGTTGATCAAGACAGCTTCGCACCTAAGATCGGTTTCAAGACCCGTTACGGCATGGTTGCAAACCCATTCGCAGAAGGTCTTACAAAAGGAGCCGGTGCTCTCACAAAAGATAGTAACGTCTACTATCGTCGCGTTATCGTTGCTAACTTGCTGTAATACTACAACTATAAAAGCAAAGTTACGATACTTCAAGGGGATCTTCGGATCCCCTTTTTTATTGGATAAATATATGAGTGAGGAACCCATATGAGCATATTAGACACTCAATCATCTAACCCATCATTTCTTTCACCTCTTGGTTTTAGCTTACAGATCAAGAAGTGTCCTAATGTTAACTTCTTTGTTCAAGAGGTATCGATACCGAGTGTGTCGCTTGGTACCGCTGATGCAGAGACACCATTCACAAAAATCCCGTTTCCCGGAACGCGATTAACATACGGCAATCTTCTCGTTACGTTCAAGGTCGATGAGGATATGAAAAACTACCTCGAAATCTACGCATGGTTGCGTGCGATTGGTTTCCCGGATAACTTTGCACAATATAACAACATTGCTGGTGTCAATCTCACAACGGGTGAAGGAGTCTTTTCAGACATATCTCTCCTAGTTATGACCAGTGCAATGAATCCAAACATGCAAATAAACTTTTATGATTGCTTCCCTGTTGACCTTTCCGAACTAAAGTTTGATAGTACATCTGCTGATGTTGCATACTTAACAGCTACGGTAGCTTTTGCAAATCGACGATTTGACATTGAAACAATAACATAATGAAATGAAAATTGATGATATTATGGAGTCTTGGTATAAAGACTCAAAGATTGATAGTACAGAACTTGGTGCAGAAAGTCTTCGTACTCCCATGTTGCATCACAAGTATTATAAAATAATGGTAGAAGAAGCTCTATTATTGAAGAAGTATGAGTACGACTATAAAAATATGTACAAGCTAAAGCATGAATACTACATGGGTATTTTAGACGAAGAGACTCTTAGGCAGCAACAGTGGGATCCTAACCCACTAAAAATCCTCAAACAAGATCTACCTACATATATTGACAGTGATAATGATTTACAAACTGTACAAATCAAAATTGATATACAAAAACAAAAGCTCTCATTTCTAGAATCTGTAATTAAGACAATTTCAAATCGTGGTTTTATGATAAAGAATGCAATTGATTGGGAGCGCTTTAAGGTTGGTGGATGACAGAAACAATACGTGTAACAAAATTTAATGATGTATTCATTAAGTTACACTGTGAACCAAGTGTTGCGTTTGAGTTAGGCGAGTACTTTACATTTACAGTACCGGGCGCACGTTTTTCTCCCGCATATAAAAACAAAATGTGGGATGGTAAAATTCGTCTTTTTCATTTAATGCGGCAGACATTATACGTAGGGTTGCTTGATAAGGTCAAGCAATTTGCCTTAGATAGAGGATACCACCTTGAATATCACAAGTTGAGTGACTTTGGTGAAGACGTTTTTCCTCTTGCTGCCGCTCAGCAGCACGTACAAGATTGTGAGCTTACTCTTATCCCACGTGATTATCAGTATGAAGCGTTTGTACACGCAATCCGTAAAAAGAGAGCTGTTCTTATATCTCCAACAGCATCTGGTAAGTCATTAATAATATATCTCATTGCAACATACCTTATTGGGAAAAAAATATTAATCATTGTTCCTACAACAGGTCTTGTACATCAAATGGCTAGCGACTTTGTTGATTATGGTTGTCCTCCAGAATTAATACATAAAATATTTTCCGGTCAAGATAAAGATACGGATGCACATATTACAGTAACCACTTGGCAAAGCATTTACCAATTACCCCGTGAGTGGTTTGATCAGTTTGGGTGTGTCATAGGTGATGAAGCACACACATTTAAAGCCAAGTGTTTGGTTAAGATAATGGAAAACCTTATTAAGTGTGAATACAGGTTTGGATTTACTGGTACGCTTGATGGCACGCTTACAAACAAATTAGTACTAGAGGGGTTGTTTGGTCCGGTAAAAGTAGTGACTACGACCGCACATCTAATGGAGCAAAAGACAGTTGCTCATATGAATATTAAGGCAATTGTTCTTTCTTATCCTGATCATAAAAGACAGCTGTTTACTAATAGAAAACCAAAGCCCACGTACAAAGATGAGTTATTGTTTTTGCTGCGCAATAAATCACGCAATACGTTTATAGCAAAATTAGTTTCCTCATTGCAAAAAAACACATTGCTGTTGTTTAATAACATTGATCATGGTAAGATGCTACAGCAATTAATTCAAAACGAAGTGCCGGAAAGAGAAGTGTTTTTTGTTTACGGTGGTGTCGAGGGCGAAGAAAGAGAAGAAATTCGCAAGTATGTTGAACAAAACAACAACGTAATAGTTGTTGCTTCCTACAAAACGTTTGCTACCGGCACTAATATTAAAAACCTACATAATGTAGTGTTTGGAAGTCCTAGTAAATCACGCATTCGCGTTCTCCAGTCAATTGGTAGAGGATTGCGAACAAGTAACGAAAAGACGGAAGCTATTCTTTATGATATTGCTGACGATCTATCGTGGAAGTCGTATCGCAACCACACTATTAAACATTTTACAGAGAGAATACAGATGTATAATCAAGAAAAGTTTGATTATAAAACATACACTGTTCAACTAAAGGAGGACGCATGATTGTAATTTTAAAACTCGTTAGTGGAGCAGAAGTCGTCGGTAGAATAATAGACTCAAATTCTACGCACGTAACTGTTGACAAACCACTGCAAATCAATTATCGTTACTTTGTTGGATCTGCACCGACTGCTTCTTTTATTAGATATTGTTTGTTTGGTAGCGATGAAACAACAACACTTAGTTTTGATCACATTATTTCTCAACACTCAGTAAGAGCTGCTTTTTCTAAAATTTATGAGGATAATGCTGAGTATTATTACGGAGAGCATCAGCAAAATATTGATAGGGAGTTGGAAAGCGTAGCAGCAGACCAACAATCCGCTCGCGACGAGCACTTAAAAAAATTGCTTGAAATGATGCCAGTTGACGGAGCACCGATAAATTGACAACACATTATGTAGACAATAAACAACTATATGCAGTAATCGTTGAATATAAAAACCAATTTGAGTTAGCTGAATTACACAATCAAGATCCACCACCAATACCTAATTACGTGGGTGAGTGTATTTTACAAATTGCAAAGCGTCTTTCAACCAAACCAAACTTTATAAACTATTCATACCGTGAGGAAATGATTAGTGATGGTATAGAAAACTGTATATCGTATTTTAACAACTTTGATCCAAGCAAATCAGATAATCCTTTTGCTTACTTTACACAAATTATATACTACGCTTTCCTTAGGCGCATACAAAAAGAAAAAAAACAAGTGTATATTAAACACAAGACGGCAGAGAATAGCATGGTGTTTAATGAGCTTGTCGAAATGGATGAAAACGATCTTCCATTTGCTGTAAGTGATTTTGATAGTGAAAACGTTTCTGACTTTATTAAAGCGTTTGAAGATAACATGAATAAGAAAAAAATCAAACGTAGAAAAGGGCTGGAAGTGTTCTTAGAAGAAGAAGAGGCTCCAGATGAAGATAGCTTTACTCGGTGACATCCACATAGGTGCACGAAACGACAGTCCTGCATTTCATAAGCACTTTGCTAAATTTTATGAGGAAGTATTCTTTCCTTATCTTGAAGAGAATAATATTCTCCACGTGGTACAGTTGGGCGATGTGTTTGATCGTCGTAAGTATATAAACTTTAACACATTTCATCAAGCTCGTAAGTATTTTTTTGACCGTCTTAATCAAGACTACACATCATGGCTCCTTGTGGGGAACCACGACACATACTTTAAAAACACAAACGATGTTAATTCACTGAGTCTTCTCCTCGAAGGGTATCACAATATTGAAACCGTTCAAGACTGTACGGAAGTTAATTTTGAAGATGTAAAAATGTTGCTTGTACCGTGGTGGTGTGAAGACAATAATGAACATATCAAATCACACATAGAGAGTACAACAGCGACTCATTTGATTGGTCATTTTGAAATCAATGGATTTGAAATGTATAAAGGAAGCATTCACGAAGGTGGTATTCCTAAAGAGACATTTAAGAACTTTGAAGCAGTCTGGTCCGGGCATTTTCATCATCGATCGAGCTACGGTAACATTCATTACCTAGGTACACCATATGAAATAACATGGTCTGATTACGATGATCAAAAAGGGTTTCATGTGTTTGATACGGAAACACGAGAACTAACGTTTATTCCTAATCCGTTTTCAATGTTTCATAAAGTACATTACGATGATGCTAACCGTCAAATAAGCGATGTTGTCAACATCGACTTTAATGTATATAATGAAACGTTTGTCAAATTAATTGTACGCAACAAAACAAATCCTTATTGCTTTGATATGTTTGTTGATAAACTTGAGAAAGCAGGCGTGTATAACGTACAAGTGGTTGATGATCATTTTCACATGGACACAATTGATGATAGTGACATTACAAGTGATGCAGAAGATACGTTGACAATTCTCACAAAGTTTGTAAATCAAATTGATTCACCTGTTGACAAGAAACAACTTGAAACTCTTATGGTTGGTTTATATAATGAGGCGTTGACCGTCGAATGATAGTATTCAAAAGTATTCGTTGGAAGAATCTTCTCAGTACGGGCAACACGTTTACTGAAATCATAATAAACACTCATCACCAAACGTTAATTATTGGTGAAAACGGAGCTGGAAAATCAACAATACTTGATGCATTGTCATTTGTTTTGTATGGCAAACCATTTCGTAAAGTGAACAAAGGCCAGTTAATAAATTCAATCAACAATAAAAACTTACTCGTTGAGTGTGAATTTAGTATTGGAACGAAGCAATATCTCGTTCGTCGCGGTACTAAACCGACGGTGTTTGACATTGTTGTAGACAATACTTCTCTTAATCAAGATGCATCCTCGGGTGATTTTCAAGAGATGCTAGAGAAGCACATACTCAAACTCTCACATAAAACGTTTTCTCAAGTCGTTGTTCTTGGTAGTGCTTCATTTGTTCCATTTATGCAGTTGGCGGCACAACCGCGCCGAGAAGTAATTGAAGATTTACTTGATATTCAAGTGTTTACAACTATGAACACTCTTCTCAAAGATAAGATTGCTACGAACAAGAACGATATTCTTGATATTGATTATAAGATTGTGAGTACGGAGGAAAAGATAGAGATGGAAACATCTCATCTGTCTTTGTTGGAGCAAAACAAAGATGCAATGAAAAAGCAAAAGATGAAGCAAATTGCTGACTACGTTGCTCAGGTTAACACCATTGATGAGCAGACCACACAATTGCTTAATGACGTTAGTAATTTGTTAATTTCAATTCAAGATCAAGAAAAGGTTCGAAAGCGCCTTGAAAAGGTGGTGCAGCTAGCACAGCAGGTTGATATGCGAGTGGAAAAGCTGCGTAAAGAAAACGAATTCTTTCTTCTGAATCACGACTGTCCAACTTGCCGGCAAGGCATTGATCACGATCATAAAAATACAATTGTGCAACAAACAAGTCAGAAAATTGATGAGATAGAAAACGGCAAACATATGATGGTCCAAGAGCTGGAACGTCTTAACCAAAGAATTAGTGAAATTGCACAGGTAACTTCAACTATTTCACAAAAACAAGCACAAGCTAACACAAATCAAACACAATCCAATACGTATACACAATTTATCGAATCAATACGTGCAGAGCTGGAGGCGCTTGATCACACAACACAATTTGATGACACAAAATCATCATTAAAGGAACTTAAACGCAGTTTACTTACCTTAAAGGGTAATAAAGAGCAACTAGTGAATCACCGCGCTGTTCTTGAAGTGGCTGGTGTGTTGCTAAAAGACGCGGGTATTAAAACAAAAATAATTCGTCAATACATACCCGTAATCAATAAGCTAATTAATAAGTATTTAGCAGCAATGGACTTCTTTGTCAACTTTGAACTTAATGAAAACTTTGAAGAGACAATCAAGTCACGGTTTCGAGATGAATTTAGTTATGCTTCTTTCAGCGAGGGTGAAAAGTCACGGATTGATCTTGCATTGTTATTTACGTGGCGCGCTGTAGCAAAGCTGCGCAATAGCGCGTTTACCAACTTGCTGATTCTTGATGAAGTGTTTGATGGCTCGTTGGACACACAAGGAAATGAAGAATTGTTAAAAATTATTCAGTCTGTGACGGAAGGTAACAACGTGTTTGTAATTTCTCATAAGACAGACGCGTACCTTGATAAATTTGAACGTGTATTAAAATTTCAAAAACAAAAGAACTTCAGTACTATGGTTGAATTATGATACTTAAATTAATTGACGTGAATCATTCGGTGTTACACACACCAGCCCCCCTTTTTGATTTTGCTAATCCACCAACAGACCCAATCCAGCTTGCAAAAGATCTCTACGAAACAATGGTGGAGAACAAAGGGTTGGGATTAGCTGCTCCACAGGTCGGGTTGCCTTTCAGAGTATTTGCTTTGTATGCGGTACCAGGAATTGTGTGTTTTAATCCCCGTATTGTTGATGAATCAAATGAAACTATTGTTCTTGAGGAGGGGTGCTTATCTATTCCTCATTTGTTTCTTAAAGTAAAAAGACCCCGTCGAATAAAAGTTCGATACATGGAACCAAATCAAAATGTCGTTACAAAAGTTTTAGATGGTATGACTGCTCGTTGTTTTCTTCATGAGCTTGACCATCTAAATGGTATATTGTATACTAAGAAGGCAAATAAGATTCATCTCGAACGTGCTCTTCGTAAAAAGAAAGAACTTGATAGACTTGTAAAAAAAGCTGAAGCGAAAGGTATAGTATGAACGTAGTGATCTTTGGAAAAGGTAAAGTCGGTATGGCAACAGACTTGACCCTCAAAACAAATGCCGATTTTCATGACCCCTATAAGGGGTTAGTTGTAACGGATTTCTCAAAGTATGATACAGCAATTATTTGTGTGTCTTCTCTTGTTGATGGGCCATACGATCATCAGGCTATCACGGACTGTCTACAAACATTAAGTGCGGCCGCGTTTACAGGAACAATTGCAATTAGATGTACAGTTTCGCCGGTATTCCTTCGAGCGTGGAAAATTCAATATCCTGCACTAAACATTATTCATTTCCCCGAGTTTATGAAACAAGGAGACGATGTTTATTTGGATAAGCCTTGGATTCTTGTTCTCGGTGGCGATCGTCGTTTGACTGTTCCCTTTGGAAAGTGGTTAGTGGATAATGGATATGGACACGAGGAGATGTGGCACTTCTGTACGCTTGAGGAAAGTGCACTTATCAAATTGCATCAGAATGCAGGCCTTGCGTTGAAGGTGGTATATGCAAACATTATGTACGAAATGTGTCAACAATACGGAGCTGATTATGAAATTGTCAGAAAAGGCGTCGCTGCTGATGTTCGTGTTGGGCCAGGTCACTTACAGGTTCCTGGCGAACATGGCTTTGGTTTTGCTGGTCATTGCTTGCCTAAAGATATGAGATGTTTGGATACTGTTGCTTACAACAGAGGTTTCTGGCATAAGATAATGGCTGTTAATGATGAATTAAGGAAGAAGAATGTCTGATAAAAAAATTGCGTATAGTGAAATATTTCACTCGATTCAAGGAGAGGGTCATTATACGGGTCGGCCAACTGCTTGGTTAAGATTTTTTCTTTGTAATCTTCAGTGTGATGGTTTTGGGCAGAAGGATCCAACAGATCCTTCTACCTACATTCTACCCTATAAAGAAATTAAAGTAGACGATATTAAAAGACTTGAGGATTTGCCTGTATGGAAATATGGATGCGATTCTTCTTATTCATGGTCGGCTAAATTTAAGCACCTTCAACACAAGCATACAGCTCAAGAAATCTGTAATAGGATTCGTCAGTCAATGTATCATCCGACTAATCCCGAGGGCCGTTTTAATAAACACGATGGTACTATGCAACATATGTGTTTCACAGGCGGTGAACCGTTGATGAAGCACGCGCAAATGGCTGCCATTGATATTATCGATCAGTTTGCGACGGAGGGTGACTTTCCTTTGTATATGACATGGGAAACAAATGGTACGCAACCTTTACAGAGTGAGTTTGCAGATTACTTTAGTGAGTATCCTGGAGAGGTGTTTTTTTCCGTATCGCCTAAGTTATGGAGAACGTCTGGTGAAAAGCCGGAAGATGCAATCAAACCTGAAATCGTAAAAACATATGAAAACCTTTCACGATATGGTCAATTAAAATTTGTTGTGAATGGTACACAAGAATCCTGGGACGAGCTAGAATCCACAGTAGCTCTGTTCCGCGATGCAGGCGTGACATATCCTGTTTGGATTATGGGTGTTGGTGCAACGCTCGAAGCTCAAAAAGGAACCGAAGCTGGTTATATTGGGGAAGCGCATATTGCTACAGAAGCATTTAAGCGCGGTTATAACTATTCTTCACGTGTGCATGTGCACATTTGGGGAAACACTATGGGAACATAACAATGTCATGGGATCTGTTTATGGAAAATAAAGATGACAACACTGTAACAACTTGGCGATCTGCTCGTCAATACAAATACGTTTCGACAAAAGAATATCACGACTCTTTTCCTTGCGCATATCGTCAATGGAGAGCAGATAGCCATTGTAACCTAATTCATGGGTATAGCTTCTCGATGAAGTTTTATTTTGGTACAGATGACTTGGATGTGCGCAATTGGGCCGCTGATTATGGTGGGCTTAAAGAGCTGAAAAATGTTCTCGAGAGCCAGTTTGATCATACACTTCTCGTTGCTCAAGATGATCCGGAGATCGAAATTTATAAAGAGCTAGAACGTCGAAAGCTAGCGAAGCTAACGATTCTTCCAAAACTTGGATGTGAGGGGCTCGCTGATCAACTCTACAAGTATGTTAACGGCGTTTATATTCCTGATTATTGGGGTCCTGGAGAAGCTGATAGACTTTGGTGCTTCCGCGTCGAGGTTCGTGAAACACAAAGCAATATGGCTTTTCGTGAGGGACACCGTGAATGGAATGAAAATTTATTTGAGGATTAGAATCTATGAAAGTGACTAAAATAAACGGATTTGGTAGTTTTGGTCATTACGTTGACGATGTAGACTTTATTAACATGAGCGATGAAGAGGTCAAGGCTATACATGACCTCCATCTTCAAGGTCTAGTGACCGTCTTTCGTAATGTTAATTTACCCATTGAAATGTATAGAGCATGGGCTGAGCGTGTAGGTAACATACGTTACAATGGAACAACTATCCTTTTCAAAAAATATAATGTCCATTCAATGTTGGATTTGTACAAATTGTACAAACGTGGCAAACTAGATGCAGAGGATGCTTACCAAGTTGAAACACGGGAACATACAATTGAAAGAACAAAGACGGGCGACTTATATCGCATTAGTGCAGAGCAAGATGACAAAGGAAATTACAAAGGATCTTTTGGTGTAGGTGATGTTGGGTGGCATTCTAACGAGGGAAGTATTATTAACTTCACGCCTGGTGCTTGTTTACTTGGTGTAAAGGAAATGCGTGATAGTGCAACCGGGTTTGCTCAAACTGTTGACTTTTACAACTCTTTACCTGATAGTATCAGGTCAGAGTTCGATGACATGGTGGTTGTGTATAAATTTCAACCAGGTGCAATTAACAAGTTAGAGTTAGAAGATCCAAAGTTTCAGCTTCGCATTAAACAAAACTTCTGTCCTGTAGATGGAGCTGAAGTACCGCTTGTTATTACAAGTCCTGGCGGGTTAAAAGGACTCCATTACCCTAAACATAATATGTGGACAATTAAAGGGCTAACGGAAGCACAGAGTAAAGATGTATTCGATCTAATTGATCGCTCCGTTCTTGTCAAGGAAATGGTGTTTGATCATTGGTACCAGCAAGATAATGATCTTGTTTTGTTTGACAATGCAGTCACACTCCATAGAAGGGTAGGAAGTAGGCCAGGTCGTTTAGGATACCGTTTACAATACGATTATAAGTTTGTAGAAAACTATTGTCCATATAGCCAACCAGAATATAGAGAAAGATATTTCAATGCCTTTTAAGATGTTTCCGTGGGTGCCAGATGGGATATATGATTATTCGGTACACTTAACTCGATATTGTGTAGAAGATGGTGGTCCGAAAACTGTTGTTTCAAAAATGTGGATTGATAGTGGCAGCCACGATACTTTGCCGCCGGATATGAGAAAGCCATGGGGGACGTATCCCGATTTCCCTCCTAAACCAGAAAAGAAAGGATAGTATGTTTAATGACCGTGAAGTAGAAGGTGAATATCTTTCTACGGTAATTCGTAATCGTTTGAAGGCCGCTAATAAACGTTTTTGGGCAAGCGATAATATATCTGAGTTTGTTTCGGAAGAAGAATTGCCAAGATTAGTTACAGAACTAACTGATAAGTTTCAGAGTGTTCTAAGCTCTCTTGTCATTGATACGGATAACGATCCTAATTCACACGACACGGCAAAGCGTCTTGCAAAGATGTACGTCTACGAGTTGATGGCGGGACGGTATGAACCGCGACCAACAGCTACAGCATTTCCTAACGAAGGACCTGAGAGATTTGAAGGTATGCTTGTGGTTCGTGCAGAACTTCTTTCCATGTGCTCACATCACCACCAGCCAGTAAAAGGTACAGCAATTATAGGTATTATTCCTACTGGTGAGGTGATTGGTCTATCAAAGTATGCACGTATTGCACAATGGTGTGCTCGTCGTGGTACCTTGCAAGAAGATCTCGCCAATCGGATTGCAAAAGAAATTATGACAGCAACCGATACGGAAAATTGTGCTGTGTATATTCAAGCAACTCATGGCTGCATGGAAAACCGCGGTGTTATGGCTCACTCAAGTCTTACACAGACGTGTGTCGTTCATGGATTGTTTCATAACGATTCTGTCAAGTCTGAATTTATGTCGCATGTAAAAATTCAAATGATGCATAATGGCTAAAGTTTATTTTTGCAAATTTGTAGATAAGAAAACACATAAAGTATTCTATAAATTTGGACACACAACAAAAAACGATGTCCTTGATCGTTTTGATCCAAATTATGATCAACGTTATACAGAGTTTGATATTACGTGCGTTGCAAGCATACGTGGCGAACTCAGCTGGTGTATTCAGATTGAAGAGATGTTCAAAGCAATGTACCCCAAGAACCTGTGGCTAGAAGAATTTCTAGGTGATCAGCGTACTTGGGATCAATTATCTGGTATTACGGAGATCGTTGATCTGGCACCATGGGATTACGAACGCGTTCGTAATGGTTTTTACAAACTGAAGCAAATGTGTTCCATTAGATATATTGAGTAAACATGCGTTTTGATTACCCTGATTGGTCCACTATTCATCAGCCTTACTGGAAGGGGTTAATGGAGAGGGTCGATCTTTCTGAGCCCATTTACATGCTTGAGGTTGGTTGTTTTGAAGGCAGAACAACTGTGTGGTTAGCTGACTATCTTAAACATCACCCTGATTCAAAGTTACATTGTGTTGATCATTGGCAGGGCGGAGAAGAAGTTGCTAGAACAAACCTGTTGTTTAACATGGGACGAATTCGCGAAAACTTCTTCTACAACATATCAATGTTACCTACGTCTAACAAAGTGTTCATACATGATATGGACTCGCGGAGAGGATTGTCCTCTCTTGTTAGCACAATGTATGGTATGTTTCACTACATCTATCTCGATGGCTCCCACACACAACAAGATACGATGTTTGATTTGATACTTGCTCTTTGTTTAACTAGACAAAACGGTATCATTGTTATTGATGATTATAAAAACAATATGGCAACATCAGACACGCGTCTACGACCTGCAAAGGCTGTTGACTTTATTGTCAAAACAATGCATCATGATATTGAATTCTTTGTAACAAAAGAACAACAAGCTGTTATTATTAAAAGGTGATAGTTATGGAAAACAAGAGTTTTATTTGGGTGACTTTTAGAAAAGAAGGTATTCACCGGTATCCTGCTGCAGCTGTGGATCCTAAACTAAAGACTGGTGATTGGTTGGATGTTAGCTTCCTAGCTGACCCTCATCGTCATATCTTTCACTTCCGTGTTGAGATGGAAGTGTTTCATGATGACAGGGACGTCGAATTTATTCAAGCAAAGCGTGTGATGGAATCATTGTACGATGATGGCACCATTAATATTCATCATATGTCTTGTGAGATGCTTGCACGTGATCTACACAAGCAGTGTATTGCTCGCTGGCCAAATCGCGACTATGTTATTGAAGTCTCCGAAGATGGAGAAAACGGTTGCAGAATTTATTTTCCGAGGGGCTGATCTTGATTAACTTTTGTCACATTTCTCCGACCGCTTATCTCAATAAGTATACAAAGAGTAATGGAGCACATTTGCTCTTAGCACACCTTGTTGAAGAAGATCCAGAGTATCGTGAGTATTATGCTAACCTCGATGATGGCAAATACAAGATTATGGATAATAGTGCGTTTGAGATGTTTAAGCTTGGGCGGCCCATGTATGATTCGTCTAAGTTGATTGAAATGGGAAGAGCATGCAACGCAAATTGCATTGTACTTTCTGATTATCCTAAACAACCATCTCGCGTCACCGTTAATGCAGCAAAGAGGTTGATTCCGGAGTTTAAAGATCAGGGGTTCGATACCTTCTTTGTTCCGCAAAGTGAACTTGGTGATATGTCTGATCTTGTCAACTGCATTGAGTGGGCTCTTCACAACAGTGAAATCGATTTGATTGGATTGTCTATTCTAGCTGCTCCCATTGCTTGTGGTGTAGATGAAACAACGTTTGAAGGTGGTAAGCGTAGTGATGCCTATAAGATGCAGCGCTATCTGTCGCGTTTGGCTGTGTTTCGTGAAATGGAGCGTCGTAATCTACTTAACGACAAGTCGTGGAATCGATTCCATTGTTTAGGCATGGTTGATGGTCCTAAAGAAATTGATTTGCTCCGTGAATATCATGGGCATATTTTCTCATGGGATTCAAGTGCGGCTGTGTGGGCTGGTATTAATGGTATTACGTTTGATAACTCACCTACTGGTTTACAGAACGGCAAATTCGAAAAGGAAGTAGATTTTGAATATGAAGGTGAACATAATCCTGGTATTGTTTATCGCAATATTGATGTGATCGATAAAATGGTTTCGAGAGGAAAGTCTTGAAAATTATTGCGTTAACAGGTCCAAAGGGATCTGGTAAAGACACAGTGGGGCAGTTGATTAAACAAATGTATCCACAGTATAATCCTGAGACGGTTGCTTTTGCTGACCCTGTAAAGAGCGCTATTAAGCATATTTTTAATTTGGGTGATGAGAGCGTATACAGCTACGATCGTCTTAAACGAGCAACGTTAAAATTGAAAGATGAAGATGACTTTTACACGATTGAGGGTAGAAGGCTTGTTCGGGAAATTGGAATGTTGATGCGTTCCTATGATGAAAAGCAATTTACACGTTATGTCCTTGATACAATTAATAAGGAGCCTGATCGTTTATGGATTGTAACTGATTTAAGGTTTGATAATGAATATTTGTTTCTTAAACAGATAGGTGCAAAGGTGGTTAAGATTATACGGCCCAGCTACAATTATGATGGGCATATTACTGAGCGCGCTTTCGATGATCATCTCGTTGATTGTAAGTTGATGAACGATGGTGATTTAAATTACTTGCGTATACGGGTAGAGAGTGTAATGCGAACTATGGTTGAGGAGTGGAAATGAAGCATATTATGGGTCCTAATAGTCGGTCGTCGTTAACAAATGTAAAAGAAGGGGATGTGCAGCCAAACGCTGTCGACCTTCGATTGGGGAAGGTGTTTAAGATGTCTTCCTCAACGTTCCGTATTGACGAGAAAGAAAAGGTACACCGTGGTTCATTTGAAATGAAGCCGGATGCCGAAGGGTACTACAATTTAGCTGAAGGTCACTATGAGGTAGTAATGGAGAATATGATCACCGTTGGTGAGAACGAGGCTGGTTGGGTTATTACTCGATCAACGCTGAACCGTAACGGCGTGTTCTTGACATCTGGACTATATGATACCGGATACGATGGTGTGATGGCAGGTGTGATGCATGTGACGTGTGGTCCAATGAGAATCCAACGCGGCACTCGGATTGGTCAGTATATCTCATTTAATGCCGAAGCACTTCACAAGTATGATGGAAGCTATGGTAAAGATAAGGAACACGATCAAAAGTATCAAGCGGAGGCATATGCACAGCAGCAGGCCCTTGCTGAGCTGGGTATAGAAGTTGATGATGAATTAAAAGTAGAGCCGCCAGTTAAGAGAGGACGCGGCCGGCCCGTTGGTACAACAAAAGACAAACTGAAGGAAAAACAAAATGGCATTTGAAATTAAAGTCCCGATCTCTGATCTACAGAAAAAAAAGCTATTTGTAGCTACTCCCATGTACGGAGGTCAATGTGCGGGTATGTACACGCGAAGCATTGCCGACTTGGCAGCCATTTGTGCAAAGTATGAAATTCCGTTACAGTTATATTATTTGTTCAACGAGTCGTTAATTACCCGTGCACGTAATTACTGTGTGGACGAGTTTCTCCGTAGTGATGCTACCCATTTAATGTTTATTGATAGTGACATTGGCTTCAATCCAAACGACGTGATTGCGTTGCTTGCTCTACAAAGTGATGATAATAGTGAATATGATGTTATTGGTGGACCTTACCCTAAGAAGTGTATTTCCTGGGAAAAGATTAAACTAGCTGTTGATAAGGGAATGGCCGATCAAGACCCTAACATGCTTGAGCGGTATGTTGGAGACTATGTCTTTAATCCAAGAGGCGGTCAGAAGGAGATCCCAATCGGTCAGCCAGTTGAGGTGATGGAGATCGGTACTGGATTTATGATGATTCGTCGCAAGACGTTTGAAAAGTATAAAGAGGCTTATCCTCACCTCTCATACAAGCCAGATCACATCCGCACTGCAGCATTTGATGGGTCACGTGAAATCCATGCTTACTTTGATTGTATTATTGATCCAACGAGTAAGCGGTATTTGTCAGAAGACTATATGTTCTGTTACAATACGGAAAAAGCTGGAATGAAAGTGTGGTTGTGTCCATGGATGCAAATGAATCACGTTGGTAGTTATGTGTTTGGTGGAAGCCTTGCTGACCTTGCATCTATTGGTGCACCAGCAACAGCTGACGCTAGTTTGTTAGGGAAAAAGAAATGAAGCTTGAAACACGCACGATGCAAATTTTGAAAAACTTTGCGATGATCAATCCATCGATGCTTGTTCGCGAAGGAAACATTCAGTCAACGATTGCTGCACAGAAAACTATCCTTGCTCGTACCGTTTTGAAAGAGATCTTTCCAAAAGAGTTTGCAGTATTTGATTTGTCAAGGTTTATTGGTGTGCTTTCTCTGTTCACGGAGCCAGAGCTTGAGTTTGATGATACGAAGGTGGTTATCAAGCAAGGTCGGCAGCGTGTTGATTACACATTTGCTGATCCAGAGCTGATTGTAGCTCCACCTGACAAAACACCAAAGGTTGATAAACCTGAAGTGGTGTTTACGCTTTCAGCAGAAGCACTACAATCAACAATGCGCGCTCTTGGTGCTCTTCAGTCCACTCACCTTATTATAGAAGGTGATGGTGAGTCAGTGAAGATGGGTGCCGGTAAGCCTTCTGATCCAACGAGTGATACGTTTAGTATTGATGTGGGATTAAGTAACCATTCGTTTAAGTTTGCTTTCAAGGCGGAGAACATAAAAGTGCTTCCCGGTGATTATGATGTTAGTATTTCCTCCAAGAAGATCGCTCACTTTAAGTGTAGTGATGTAGAATATTGGGTGATGGCTGATTCTAATCATTCAACGTTTGATGAGTAAACTAGATGAGAGAAGACTTTCTGTGGGTGGAGAAATACCGCCCGCGTACTATTGCCGATACTATCCTGCCCGATTCTTTGAAGACTATATTTCAGAGGTTTGTTGATGAGGGTAGTGTTCCTAATATGCTGCTTACTGGCCGTGCTGGTATTGGCAAAACCACTGTTGCACGTGCTCTTTTGGAGCAGCTCGGTGCTGATTACATTGTTATTAACAGTAGCATGCATGGCAATATTGATACTCTTCGTACCGATATTCTTAATTTTGCTTCTACCGTTAGTTTTTCTGGAGGCCGTAAGTATGTTATTTTAGATGAGGCTGATTACCTTAATCCGAACAGTACGCAGCCCGCCCTCCGTAATTTTATGGAGCAGTATAGTAAGAATTGTGGTTTTATTCTTACGTGCAATTTTAAAAATAAGCTGATTGAGCCGTTATGGTCACGTTGTAGTGTAGTAGAGTTTAGTATTCCCAAAGAGGAGAAACCAAAGCTAGCAGTACAGTTTTATCGTCGTGTTGTTGATATTCTTGGACGTGAACGGGTTGAGTTTGAGTCGAAGGCTGTTGCTGGGTTGATTGAAAAACACTTCCCTGACTGGCGTAGATGTCTCAACGAGCTACAACGGTATGCAGCTACGGGGAAGATTGATATTGGCTTGCTCACCAACCTACAAGATGATTCTATAAAGCAGCTTTGTGAACATTTAAAGGAAAAGAACTTTACCAATGTCCGCAAATGGGTTGGTGAGAATTCTGATGTTGATATACCGGTATTCTTTCGCAAGTTATACGATACGGCGTTTGAGACAATGGATTCGCCTTCGTCTGTTGCGCAGCTTGTATTAATTCTCTCTAAGTATCAATATCAAGCAGCATTTGTTGTTGATCAAGAAATCAACCTTGCTGCCTGCTTGACGGAAATTATGGTAGAATGTTCGTTTAAATGAAAACAATCATTCATGTTAATCAAGCTCATATTAGGAGTAATAGAAAGGTTGATCCTGAAGAACGCATTCCCGTTCTTACGGTAAAAACATACAAGACAAACACCTATTGTAATAGTGTCCAAATTAAAGGACCAAGTAAAATTGTATACTCACCTGACAAGCCTCTTAGTTGTGGAGCGCGTGTGTGGGTTGAGACAGAGCACGAGGTAATTATAGATGATTGATGAAAACATTCCTGATCCCATCTGGCACAGAAACATTAGCTTTATAAAAAGTGGATTGCGCATTATTGCAGGTCTGTTTTTAGTGCTTTCTCATAGTTTTTTAGGAGCTGGTATTTTTTTGATCTTAGCAGAAGTGCTAGGTATCATAGAAGAAATCGTGTAATGAATTACACGTACAAGCAAATCTTTTCTCAAGCTGAGGTCGATGAGTTTGTCACTCATCGACTTCGTTTTCCTTTTGAGAAAGCTGTTATACGAAGTAGGGAGAATAAAGACAAAGAGGATCTCTCTAAAAGAAAATCCGAGCGTCAGTATATTCCTTTTGATTATACGGATCCGTTTCTAGCAAAGCTTACCTGTTACATAATGCACGTATGTAACAAGGTATACAGCCGTTATGATTTGTGGACCTCACGGCCGTGGGAATTGTTGCGTTACACTCAGGGTGATTTTTTCGGAAGACATCATGATCAGATTAACCCCGTGATGGGTCCATTTGTGTCAGCTGTGGTGTATTTGGGCGGAGACTACGCAGGTGGTGAAGTGCGGATATACAATGGCAACACTCAAGACTCAGTTGCTATAAAGCAACAACCGGGGTTTGTTCTGACCTATCCTTCTGATACATACCATGAAGTAACAAAGGTAACAGAAGGCACGAGACTTTCTTTAGTAAACTTTTTTGGTCTTAAACCACCAACGTTACACTTATGATAGATATTTTAAAACCCACTATTGATTGGATACGTGATGACTGGGCTAGTAATAAGTTCCGCTTTGTTGTTGAGTTGCTTGCTTGGGCTATTAGTATTGGGTGTTCTGTTACTATGGCAACCACGGTCCCAAATCCCCCTCTACTTGCGTTGTACCCTATTTGGATTGCTGGGTGCGCTATGTATGCTTGGGCTGCTTGGACTAGGAGAAGCTTTGGTATGCTCGCAAATTACCTTTTACTCGTGACGATTGATAGCGTCGGCCTTGTAAGGATGGTCATATGAGTCCGTTTGACTTTGTTAACAGTATTAATCACAACAAGAAAGATTTGTTGCAAGATCCTGAAGTTTCAGAAACAGACTATGTTCCTTTTGTAGTTAACAGGGCTGTTTCTTATTTTCCAGAAACAATTCTTCTTGCTAACGACATGAATAAGGCTCACATTACTAACAAACTCCAATATCACTATCTCCTAAATACTGTTCGTCCTGGCAAACGGTATGCCAAATGGGTGAAACGAGAGGATGATAGCGACTTACAAGCCGTTAGAGAATTTTATGGCTACAGCATGGAAAAGGCTCTTCAGGCTATGCGTATTCTCACCCCACAAAACATACACTACATAAAACAAAAACTACAACGTGGTGGAAGTAATGATCAAATTGGAAACACTAGTCGAGGTGAGACTAAAAACAGATGAAGATTTTTTGAAAGTAAAAGAGACCCTTACAAGAATTGGCGTTGCCTCAAAAAAAGATAAAGTACTATATCAGTCCTGTCACATCTTACATAAACAAGGATTATATTATATTGTTCACTTTAAAGAGCTTTTCGCACTAGATGGAAAGCCTTCGAACTTCGGTGAAGAGGATATAGGACGCCGCAACACAATCGCTAATTTGATATCTGAATGGGGTCTTGTTTCTTTAGTAGATCCAAACAAATCAAAGACCCCATCTGCGCCGCTATCTCAAATTAAGATTATTCCCTACAAGGAAAAAGATCAGTGGCAGCTCGTAACTAAGTACAGTATTGGTAAGAAGTTTTAAAGCGCTATGGGCAGCCACATCCAGATGGCTTGACTTGAGAACGCAGCACCAGCTACACCAACAACCAGACTGACCCAGAACATTGGCATACTGACAGCAAGAATGCTAGCTGTCAAAAGTACAATGGCGATCTGCAGCACACTTGTTCCCCAAGTAAACCAAGGTGACTTTTTACGAGCCACTTCGCGCTCATCTTCCAGCGCTTTCGCTTTCGTCATAATCTCTTTCTTATCTGCTTCCATTCTTTTGGCTTCAGCTTCGAACTTGACCTTGTTCTCAGGCTTACGAGCTTCCATGGCAGATGTTTCATATAGCACTTGACGAACATTCTTTGCTTGGTACCAAGCCCATTGATTGTTTGCAGCAATAGTATTGTTCATAATCTTGCTGCTGTTTTGTCCACCAAACATTGTTGTAATAGCAAGCAATGCAGCAAGAACGACAATGACAAAACCAGCTTTGTCTTTGATCTTTGCTTCTTTCTCGCTTCTGCTTAGAGGTTTCTTTTCTTCACTCATTTTGACTCCTTTAAATGTTATCTTTTACTACCGCAAGAATTTGCTACACAATACTGTACAAATTCATAGAATGCCCAGCTAGCGCTGGCTACTAACACTACACAAACAAAAATAATAAAACTCACTTCGATTGTGTCTTGTATTTGTTTTTTTCTTTTCTGCTCAAGCTCTTTTAATTTTCTTGCTTCATGAGCAGCTTTTATCTCCATTGATCGAGCACGCTCTTTAATCTTATTCCATACATCGATCTTGTTTGCTTGTATGAATAACAATTGCAATTGTCGTTCGAATTCAGCTGTCTTTTCAAGAGCCAGTTCTATTTCAATTGCTGTTGCCATTGCTGACTTGTTACCGCCGCTCATTTTTACTTGAACGGCAGCTTTTGTTGCAGTTGTCTTTGCGTCGAAATACTTACCCAACACCGGACCGAGCGAGGATACATCATCCACTGTTTGAGACACTTTTTTAATCAACGCAACCGCTGATTGTATGCCTGCTAGTGCGGTAATCGGATCAATCATCTTCTTCCTTCTAATTTACATATTTGTTTGTGTAATCGATTAGAGCAGTCCTTTATTTGCCATTCAAAACAGTTTACTTTCTGTGCCCCATTCACGTATACCCATCCCCAACGAGTACAGACCCATATCTCATCCTCTTTTAAGGTTTTATTCGCATAACCTGTATCTACCCATGCCAACAACATAACAAACAAGAGCTTATTTGTTAGCGAGTGGGTTGTCAAGTGCTTTTTGAATTTTGTTGTCTACTTCTTTTTGTAGTGTTGCGACATCTTTGGCTACTTCTCTTTTCATTGTATCCACCTCTTTGCTGATGTCACGGCGCGCATCAGCTACTTCTTTACGAATACCGTTGACTTCAGTACGCGCCTTTTCTAAATCCTCGCGAATGTCCTTGCGGGCTTGACGCATCTCTTGCTCTGTCTCGCGTTGTGCTTGTTTGACGCTGCGTTCAATCTGCTCCGTTACAGTCTCGTTGCGACGGATATCGTTCTTGAGGTCCGTTTTGATGTCACGTGTATAGTCTGCTGTCTTAGAGCTATTTTGCTCAATGACTGCTAGGCGTTTATCAAACTCAGATAGATCAGGTGCCGTGTATTCAGCAATCTTTTTTTTCATGCCGACGTAATCTTTGTACACTTCGAATGCCCCGTACAGACCACCGAGCAACGATGATACAAGCGTAAATGCTACCATTAGTTTGGCTGGGGTAAATTCGTACCCACCAATACTGATAACAGTATCTTTACTTGCGTACTGTTTTACAGCAGCTTCTGCTTCGTCAATCTTTGCATTGACGCTTTTAATTTCTTCTCCCATTTTTTCTCCTAGTTATTTGTATTGTGAATCAACCATTTCTTGCCATCGTGCTTCATTAGCACCACTTAGACGGCGTTGTACATTGCGATTGTCCACAGTTGGCTTATGGTATGCTTTCGCTACTGCTGCCGACATTGTATCCGGTATGGTTGCTTGTTGGTAACCGCTAAAACCAGGGACGTATCCAATCAAGCCAACCAATAAACCTTGGTGTGCCGTTTGAGCTTCCAGCGTGGCAGCTTTACTGGCATTTTTTGCTATTTCTACAGCTTTAGCAGCTATCTCTTTTTTTGCATCGGCTTTGTTATCACCGGACTTCTTTTCTACCTTAGCTACTTCGCTATCCGTCTTCTTTTGATCCTGTGCTCTCTCTTCTTGCTTTGCAGGAGGGGGTGGGGGTGGAGGAGCAGCAGCTGCCGCTGTGGCATTTGCTGTTGGTGATCCAGCAGGTGGCGGTGGAGGAGCAATGACTGAGTTTACGGAAGTCATCGATGTAACTGACGTTGTTGAAGGTGTACTCAAAACACTATCAACAGTAGAGCTAACAACAGTCACTTTAGTAGGATCATTCTTTGCAATCTCAACGTTTGTTGTCAATTGTTGATTGATAGCCGTCGTTACGGCAGGATCAAGATTTACAAGATACTTGATTGCATATGCTGTAGCGTATCCTTCGCAGCGTTTATCGTAGAGCGAATCTTTTAAGCATTGTTGTTTAAGATACGCTTCTGCATATCCCGGACAGTCCGTTGCATAAAGAGGATTTGCCGTACACTGCTGTGTCTTATATGCTGCTGCATATCCCTCACAATCAGTTGCGTACAAAGCATTTAAAGTGCATTGTTGTTTCTTATATGCTGTTTCATATCCCGGACAGTCGGTTGCAAACAACGGATCAAGAGTACATTGCTGTGTCTTATATGCTGCTGCATATCCCGGACATGATGCGTCGTAAAGTGGATTAATTGTACATTGTTGTGTTTTATAAGCCTCAGCATAACCAGGGCACGATGAATCATATAATGGATTTGCATTACACTGCTGTATCTTATATGCCTCCTGATAACCGGGACAGTCTGGTGAACTCAAAGGATTGGCAGCACAAGCATCAACAAGATATCTCAATTGAATCGACGGTTCACGGACACGAGGACCATAATACCCTGCCCAATATCTGTTGTCTTTGCCGGTCCATTCCATCGAAAATCCGGATATTGTCGACGAAGAGTGATTTTGAGGAAACCACTGCGTTCCGGAGAACGTTTGAAAGTTCTCGGAATCTCCTGTCGTTTTATCGTTGTACGTGTAGTTGTATGTCTGCAACGCAGTACCATTCAATGCCTTCAACGTGAACTTACCACTGAGCGTGCCAGTGTTCAAATCATTATTGTTGATCTTCCATGAGTAGTTGTAACCACCAATGGCGAGACCGGCATTTTGTAACGCTTGATTGAACGCGTAGTTATAAGCTACGGTCTGTTGTGTGTAACCAAATATAATTGTGTTCGTTGAAGGATTGTATGCAGGAACACTACCACCGGAGACCCCACCAGCGGATCCTGGGACAGTGTTTGTCCATATACCATTTGTTCCCGAAGGTATTAAGTTCGGGGACGTCTCATATGTTACATTAGGGACCGGTTGACTGTTTGTCGTCTGTTGAGCTTGCGCCGCGGAACATATTAGTGAACCAATTGCCAGAAGAACCGTTATTATCTTTTTCATTTGCAACCTTTAGAGATCCAGGTTTACGGTGTGGGTTGTTGTCCCATTCTTGTTTTGCTGCCTCACCTATCTTGCCTGCATAAGGACAGGGAGTGCCGGCATCCATCATTGCCTGGAAGACGCGCTCGTCTTGACACATAGTCGCAACGGCAGCAACCTTCATACCCATGTCAAAAAGGGTTTTGGATAGCTTTAAGCGCTCGCAATTCATATCGCGGGTTGTAAAACCAGATGAAAAACCTAAGATTTGTGTCTGAACTGCGCCAGATACGCCAACTGTGCAGAGATCAGAGTTGATCGATGTGATTGTAGGAGCGATAGCAGATGGTGGGGGAGACTTAACAGTTGTCTCGGTGTAAGAATTTGTTGTGCTTCTCGAGGTCGAGTCAGTCACGATTGGCTCTGCTTGTGCGCTAGCCCATGTTGAAAACATAACAAAAAGCACCATAAAGGGTAACTTTTTGAACATTTTTATTCCTTTTTATACTAGTTGACCTAATCGTTGCAATCAGGTACAATATGCAAATGCTTAAATTTAACGAAACTCCTGACGGTTATATTTTTAGTTTAAATAACAAACACTTAGCAGTGGGTGTGTATGAACAAGGTGTATTCCATTTATTACATGATGATAAACTTGTATCATACAACAACGCAATGCAAGCGTTTTCACATTTACGGTCTATTTATGAACCTTTTGTTGCTAGTCCAAAAACGTTAGAACTTCTTAACACGCCTGCTCGTGCCATTGACAATATGTCAAAGTTCAAGTACAATGAAATTCTCAAAGACATTCCTAAAGAGGTTTTCCATGCCAATTTTTCTAATTAGTACTCTCAGTACATTCCGTATGAAGTATGCTATTGAAGCGGAGACGCTCGAGCATGCAATGGATGAGCTTGTTATGACAGAACATAATCGATCATTTGATGAGGTTACTCAACGATGGCTCGGCGAGCAGATTCTTGACGGAGAAGAAGTAACGCAAGAGCAATTACGTATTCTGCTAGAAAAGTTGAAAGAAAACAAAGATGAAATGAGCTCTCACTGGATGGGGGACAAACTAATTCACAAGGTTAATTATGAAGATTCAAGTAGTAAGTGATATCCATCTCGAGTTTGGTCCTATTAGTATTGAAAATACAGGGGACACAGACGTTCTTATTCTTTCTGGCGATATTTGCGTCGTTAAAGACTTGCGTGTCAGAGATGATTATTTAACTCTCGGTCATGATTACAAGTCTAATCAATTTCATACGTTCTTTCAAGAATGCTGTGCAAGATTCCCTCATGTCATCTATGTCATGGGAAATCACGAACATTATCATGGTGATTTTAGCACTTCTCTTAGAGATTTGCGTGATCGCCTTGGTTATTTGGTTAATTTGCATATTTTAGAAAAAGAAAGTGTGCTTTTGAACGATGTACTGTTTATCGGTGGCACTCTCTGGACAGATATGAACAAAGAAGATCCAAATACTCTTCTTCGTATCCGTAGAGCAATGAATGATTATCAAATCATTGACGATTCTTCGGAATTAGTCAACTACAAAACATTTGTCGAAAAAGATAAGCCCGTAGGTATGACGGATGAGGAATGGATGGCTAAGCCGCGCGAGGAACGTGTGACTACAAAATTTGCGACACGTCCTGCTATGTTCTCGCCGGAAAAGTCTGTAGCTGAGCACAAAGCAATGCTTGCTTTTATTAAAAATGAGCTAGATCGTGTTGGTCCTACAATGCCTGTAGTTGTTGTTGGACACCACTCACCAAGTAAGCAATCAATTAAGCCGCGTTACGAGCGTGATGTCATTGTTAATGGTGCATATAGCTCTGATTTGAGTGAGTTTATTCTTGATCATCCACAAATTAAATTGTGGACTCATGGACATACTCACTACGAGTTTGATTATATGATTGGAAGCACGCGCGTCTTTTGTAACCCACGCGGTTACATTGGATACGAAGGTCGAGCTGATGAGTTTGATTTTAGCAAAGTAGTGGAAGTATGACAGATTGGAATCAACGATTCATGGATCTCGCCCACCACGTCGCGGGTTGGTCAAAAGACCCGTCGACCCAGGTGGGCGCCGTCATTGTAAACGACAAAAAACAAGTCCTCAGTCTTGGTTACAATGGTTTTCCTCGTGGCGTATTTGATTGTAAAGAAAGATATAATGATCGACCTACAAAACTTAAATTTGTTGCTCATGCGGAGCGTAATGCTCTGGATAATGCCTATGTTAACGTTGATGGTGCCACACTTTATTCCACTCTATATCCTTGCTCTGAATGTGCAAAGGGAATTATTCAACGCGGGATAAAACGAGTCGTCACATCGAAGCAGTGGTATAATCAACAAGCAACACGATTCAACTTTGATGTTTCGGAAATTATGTTTAAAGAAGCAGATGTAGAAGTCCTATTAATTTGATAGGAACAATCAATCACTTTTTTACGTTCAATTAAAATATATAATAATGAGACTTTTTATAAAAGGAGCATGAATGTCTGTTACAATAAAAAACCTAGAAAGTGCGTTGGCTGGTGAGTCAATGGCTCATATCAAATACCGCTACTTTGCAAAGATTGCTCGTGAGGAAGGATTCGAGGATGTTGCAAAACACTTTGAGCATACTGCTGATCAAGAGATTAAGCATGCCTGGGGTCACCTGGAGTTGTTGATTGGTAAACCGTCAACGAAAGAATGTTTGCAAAAAGCAATTGACGGTGAGACCTATGAATACACTACTATGTATCCAGACTTTCATTACCAAGCAATCCGTGAAGGCAATTTTGCATCAGCAAAAGAAGCAATCCTTCAAATTGAAGAATCAAAAGAGCATGCTGAACAGTTCAAAGCAATGCTAAAAAAAGCTGAGTTGCGTTTTGCTGCCTTGCAAAAAGTTGAACAACGTCATGCAGAAGCATACAAAAAAGTAATGGAGGCTCTATAATGTCTGAAAGAATTTACGTTTGTATTGTTTGTGGACACACATTGTCGGAAGCAGATTACTTGAACCTACCAGATTCCGTTAACTGCCCGGAGTGTGGAGTTTCAAAAGAAGACTACGTCCTAATGGAATAAAAGACTATATACTATAGGCTGGTATCCTGAACTACCGATACACACATTAACACACACAAGGAGAAAATTATGGGACTTTCACCATACGAAATTAGATTAGAGCTATTGAAGATGTCGAAAGACATGCTTGAACAGAATTTTCACTCGCGCCGTGAGCTTGCTATGCGTAAATGGGAGCATGCGGCTAGCAATCAACAGGATGGTCGAGAGTTTCTGACAGAAATTCCTGAATATCCTTCTGAAGATGAAATCGTTACCAAAGCAAAGTTGCTAAACGAATTTATTTCAGAAAAGTAATCTGATCCCTTAGGGATGGGAACAAGGTAGAAGGTAACCTTGTTAAACACCTTCAACCGCTACGCTTTCGAGGTAGCAATTTTATTTTAACTCGCTTAATTAAGGAGAATCTTATGTTGACATATATCAACAATGGCATTGATGCCATCGAAACCGCCAAAAAGACTTTTGTTCAAACATTCGTTCCGAACAAAGAGCTCCAAAAACCCCTCAACTCTTTTGTAGAAGCACAAGCTAGGTTTGCTCGTCAAGTAGCAGCTAGCGTTAATGACTTTGCTACAACAGTTGGTATGTCGATGTATTCAGTAGACATCCAAAAGGCTTTTGGTACATCTAAGTGATTGGAGATATATTATGACACATTTATCTTTATTTGGTCCAGGTTTTAAGGACGTTGATAAGTTCTTTGTTGGTTTTGATGATCAGTTCAACAAGCTCGCAAAGATTCATGATGATCTCACAAAAAATATTCCTAACTACCCTCCCTACAACATTAAGAAGACAGGCGATAACACGTATGTCATTGAGATGGCTGTAGCTGGGTTTGCCAAGCAAGACATCGAAATCGAGCTTGCAGACGGTAAGATGATCGTCAGAGGCAATGTTAAAGATGATAATGAGAATGACAATTTCTTGTTTAAGGGAATTGCTGCTCGCAACTTTACACGTACATTTGCACTTGAAGATCAAATAGAAGTCAAAGATGCAGAGATGCTCAATGGCATGTTGAAGGTGTTCTTGGAACGAATCATTCCCGAACACAAAAAGCCAAAGAAAATCGAGGTTAAGGAAAAGTCTGAAAAGGCGCCTGCTTCTAAAAATCAACTTCTTACAGAAGACCCACAAGGTCGCGACCTGTAATTAAAACCAGCCGGCTTTGCCGGCTGTCATTTTGTTCAAAAGACATATGGGTAGAAACATGCATATAACACTAGAAAGGTTTTGGCACTGGGTCAGAACGTCATTTACTATATCATATCAAGAAGAAATTCACTCGTACCTTGCTCATTCGACGGATCTTTGTGATCTAGAACATCGTATGCGTATACTAGCTCACAGGGGAATGCTATGAAACTATTCAAATACATTTGGGACGTGATGATGGACATTGCTGAAACGAGAGCAAGACACCTTGAAAAGCATCCGGACTTGATGAAGATGTATTGATAAATAAAGGATCACAAACAGGTCCTTTATGATGCAATCATCACAACTACACAGTCTTAACGAAGCGGTCGCGAAGATCACGCTTCAATATCATCGCACGCTTAACGCAAAGCTGTGGACGGATTATAAACTTGACACATCTGTCAGAGCAAAGCTGCTTGAAATTGCGGGCGTGTGGCAAAAGTTTGCAAATATTCAAAACGCACATATACTTGATATTGTGCTTACTGGTGGCAATGCCAACTATAACTACACGCCTCAATCCGATCTTGACGTTCATTTGGTAGTTGACTACAAAAAAATGTCATGTGGCGATACTTTACTAATGGATTATTTCATGGCAAAGAAGTCGCTGTGGGCTGCGACTCATAGTACAATTCGTGTAAAAGGATATCCAGTTGAGTTATTTGCTGAAGATAAGACGTCAAAGCCCAAACAAGGACAAGGCGTCTTTTCTCTAAAGAACAATAAGTGGATTCAAAAACCTGAGTTAGTACTTCTTAATTTCAAGAAAGACGACTTGCTTGCTCAAAAAGTTGAGTTTTATGCTCGACAGATCGACAGTGTAATTAAAGGCAAGCAAGACCAAGAGACCGCCTCCCTATTAAACGATAGAATTCGCAGTATGAGAGCTGCTGCCATACAGCGCGGTGGTGAATTCTCGTTTGAAAATCTCGTGTTCAAAGAACTGCGTAATCGTGGTCTAATTACTCGTCTTTCCAATTACTTAAAGACACAGCAAGATAAACAGTTGTCTCTTCGTTAATACAACTGTATAATACAAATATTTGTCATTGGAGTTTGTGTGAAATTTTACACTCACGTAGCGCGTGTTGGTGAGCGTTTGCTTGTTCGTGGTTATGAGAATGGTAAAGCATTTAAGGATGTTGTGGATTATAAACCATACATCTTTATTACTTCTAACAGCGAATCACAATACAGGACACTTGGTGGTAAGTCCGTCTCAAAACTCTATCCTGGGTCGATGAAAGAAACCGCCGACTACATTAGTGAGTACTCTAACGTCGGCGGTCATGAAATATATGGCGTGCTGCCTTACGTCTATCAATATATCAACGATCAGTACACAGGTGAAATTCAGTACGATCCATTACTGATTTCCGTTGTCACCTTGGATATTGAGACAGAGTCTGAGGGTGGCTTTCCGAATATCAAGACAGCAAACAAAGCCCTCACTGCTATTACTATTCGCAAGAACGATCGCTCGATTACATTCGGTATTCGCGAATACCGAACGGAACATGATTATGTAACGTATATTCAATGTCGCGACGAGCGAGATATGATCATGCGTTTCCTCGATGTATGGAACACGCCTGACTGGTTACCGGACGTGCTGACTGGTTGGAACGTAGAGTTTTTTGATATGCCATACATTATCAATCGCATTGAGAGGATGTTTGATGAAAAGACAGCGCTGCGTTTGTCGCCGTGGAATCGTTGGGAAAAACGAATGAACCCAAACGCTCGGGATCTCGCAGCAGATGATCCCGATCGCTATATGAGGTTCCCTCTTGGTATATCTGTCCTCGATTATATGGCTCTTTATAAGAAGTTCACGTTCTCACAACAAGAAAGCTTCAAACTAGATCACATTGCATTTATTGAGTTGGGTGAACGTAAGTTGGATTATGAATCGTTGGGGTTTGATTCTCTCGATGCGTTCTATAAGGGTGACTTTCAAAACTATATTAATTACAACATCCGTGACGTTGATCTGGTTTATAAGTTAGATCAAAAGATGAGACTACTTGAACAGGTATATGCTATTGCGTATGACGGCAAGGTCAACTACATTGATAGCTTAACCACTGTAGGGATGTGGGACGTAATTATTCATAACTATCTTCTAAGTAAGAACATTGTGATTCCAATGAAAGAGGTTGGAGATAAGCCTCGTCAGATTGAGGGTGCATTTGTTAAAGATCCTCAAGTTGGGTTACATAAGTGGGTTGTTTCGTTTGATTTGAATAGTCTGTATCCACATTTGATTATGCAGTACAATATCTCGCCTGAGACGTTACAAGGTCAGATGCTGGAGTATGATCTTGCTGTTACTCCGCGCAGCGTTGATATGTTTTTAGACGGCGATCTCGACCGTGTACGTGATGAGGAAGAACGCACGCGTATATTAGAGAATATTATCAATGCTACATCAGGGTTTGGACCCAAGACTAAATCTAAGCTGACGGAATACTTCCTGTCGTTCGAGACAGTAAGAGAAGTGCTTGAAAAGCATAACGTAACAATCACTCCTACCGGTTGCTTATTTGATAAATCCCAGCGAGGTTTCCTACCAACGTTGATGGAAACAATGTATAACGACCGCTCCGCTTGGAAAAAGCGCATGCTTGAAGCTAAGAAGATGTATGAGAAGGAAAAGTCAAAGCATTGGGAAAATGAGATCGCACGCTGTCATAATATGCAGCTTGCAAAAAAGATTCAGCTCAACTCTGCTTATGGTGCGTTGTCTAATCAGTTCTTCCGTTGGTTTGATAATCGTCTTGCTGAATCAATTACCAAAGCCGGTCAACTCTCAATTCGCTGGATGGAGCGCGAAATCAATAGCTATCTCAACAAGACGCTGAAGACGCAAAACAAAGACTATGTGATCGCCATTGACACGGACTCGATGTATGTGACGCTGGATGGTCTTGTAGAAAAGGTATACGGGCCCGCTGTGTCTAAGATGGATGTTAAACAATTGGTAGACTTTCTCGATAGAACGAGCCAGCAAATACTTGAACCATTTATTGATGAGAAGTATCAACAACTTGCAAATTATGTTTCCGCTTACGAACAGAAAATGAAGATGAAGCGTGAGGCGATTGCAAACAAAGGAATATGGACAGGAAAGAAGCACTACATTCTTAATGTGTATGATTTGGAGGGAGTGCGATACGAAGAGCCAAAACTTAAAATGCAGGGGATCGAGGCTGTCCGCTCATCCACACCTTCTGCATGTCGTGAAAACATTAAGAAGGCTCTTGGTATTATTATGAATAAGAACGAAGCTGATATTCAAACATTTATTCGTGATTTTCGCAAAGAGTTTAAGAAGCTACCTTTTGAGGACGTTGCATTTCCTCGTAGCGTGAGAGGATTGATTAGAGAAGATATCAAAGGCAAGAACGGTGAGATTGTTCAAAAGGCGTACGATACGGGGTCATTGAACTTCAAACCGAGTACTCCAATCCACGTAAAAGGATCGTTGATATATAACCATCTAATTAAACTACGTAAACTCGACACACGTTATCCGGTTATTGGTGAAGGTGAAAAGATTAAGTTCTGTTATATGCTTGGGTCATCTCCGTTGCCCCGTACTCAGGATAAGAACCCCGTTATAGCTACTCCTGGTAAGCTTCCTAAAGAGCTTAACTTGGACAAATACATCGACTATGATATGCAGTATGAAAAAGCTTTTGTTGAACCAATTAAAACAATCCTCGATGTGATAGGATGGAAGGAAGGAAATGACCAACAAACCCTCGACGTTTTCTTTTGATAATGATGACGACTTTGGATTTACCATCGTCGACGAGACCGATCTAACTTCTGGTCACACAATTCGGTCTAAAGAGTTGACTGACAAACTCCAAATGATGTATGATGCAATCTTGCCTCTGCTCAAAAACTTGAGCAAGAATCCCGAACAAGATATTATTAAGTGGCCAAACCGTAAAGCTAAAATTGCAGAGTTTAAAAAGCGACTTGAAACAATATGCGGCGATGATATAAAGGTTAAGACATTATGAATGATTTTGAAACACATCCGCGAGGCACAATTGCAGAAATTCAAGCCTCACGTAAATTAGCAAATACTATTGATCTTGTAACGCAACAGTATGGCCGTGGTATTGTTCCTCACGAAGTGTGGAACGCGTACCAGGAATTGTGTAATGTATACAACAAACATATGTTAAATGGAGATGTATGAGTGATTTTCTTCGTGAATTAATTAAGGAGCTAAAGGATGAAGATACTTCTTTGGCCGTTGACGGCACTGGTAGTGCTGAGTTTGGGGGTTTTATTGATACTGGCAGCTACGCTCTCAACGCTGTTCTCTCTGGTAGCCTCTTTGGCGGCGTACCTGATAATAAAGTTACAGCTTTTGCAGGCGAGTCCGCTACTGGTAAAACTTACTTCGTTCTTGGGGTCGTCAGAAGTTTCCTCGAGAAACACCCCACAGGAGCAGTCGTATACTACGATACAGAAGCAGCGGTCACCAAAGCAATGATGGAAGAACGTGGAATTGATACTTCGCGCGTTATTATTTCAGAACCAGACACAATCCAAAAGTTCAAAACCCACGCACTTAAACTTTTAGATGCCTATGATCAAAAGGACGAGAAGACGCGTCCACCAATGATGTTTGTTCTTGACAGTCTTGGCATGCTATCGACTTCCAAGGAAATGGAAGATAGCTTAGAAGGCAAAGACACAAGAGACATGACAAAGGCTCAAATTATCAAAGCTGCATTTCGAGTGTTGACTTTGAAGCTGGCAAAGGTTAAAATACCAATGCTTGTAACCAATCACGTCTATGAACTAGTCGGTTCGTACGTGCCAACGAAGGAGCTGGGTGGTGGAACAGGACTCAAATATGCAGCTAGCACGATTGCTATGCTCTCCAAGCGTAAAGAAAAGGATGGAACAGACGTCATTGGGAACATCATTAAAATCAAAATGTACAAGTCCCGACTCTCAAAAGAGAACAGTCAAATCGAAGTGCTACTTACTTACGCCGAAGGGCTCGATAGGTATTATGGCCTCCTAGACCTTGCTGAGAAACATGGTATCTTTAAAAAGGTATCTACTCGTTACCAACTTCCCGACGGTACAACGGCCTTTGGAAAAAACATTAATGAAGAACCAGGGAAATACTTTACCCCTGAAGTACTGCAACAGTTAGAAGTGGCTGTGCAAAAAGAATTTAAATATGGAGTTAACGATGAGCAATGAACTAACAACAACTAATCAAGAGCCTGATATGGACGCGAAGAATACCATCTTCTATAATCCTATCTTTCCTATTATGACTGCTATGATCAATCTCGAGCTACCTGTTGAGGACATGGCATCGGGAATCTATCAGCTTGCCTCTGATATTAAGAACTATGAAGGTGGATACACAACGTTTTATAACCGTCAGTCGATTGATCATATTAAGGGGATTCCTGAACTGAAGGAGGCTATTTACGGCATTGTTATGTCGTTTACACGTGAGCTAAAGGTGGAAGTCAATCCAAATAAGTGCTCCATTCAATTATGGGCTAGTGTGATTAGAAAAGACGGCCATCATGGTATTCATCATCACGCCCGTTCAATGTATTCTGGAACATTCTACGTTAATGTGAATGATAACAGTGCACCCTTGGTGTTTATGAATCCGACGATGCAGATGCGTTGTCATGATCCCGCACCATCACGTCCAGAAGACCTTGGTCCATTTACGAGCGAGTCGCTTGTAATTAAACCTAAAACCAATCAACTCATCATGTGGCCGTCATGGTTGCTGCACCACGTGCCTGTACATCAGGATAGCGCCCCTCGTGTTGCCATTTCTTTCAATGTTGATTTCGCACCACCTGGAGTCTAAATGGTTGAGGACTTGATCCTTTCAAACCTATTGTATAATGAAGGATATGGCCGTAAGGTCATTCCTTTTTTGCACGAACGGTACTTTACGACAAAGTATGACCGTGTAATATTCAATTGTATTAAATCACACGTTGCAGAGTATAATAGGTTTCCTGATAAAACTGTTCTCGGCGTTGCTGTTGACAGTTTGACCAACCTCAATCAGGACGAAGTCTCCAACATCCATTCGCGTTTGCATGGACTTCAATCTGACCAAGCTGACGAACAGTGGCTAATTGACCAGACAGAAAAGTTCTGTAAGGATAAGGCAATATACAATGCAATCTCTGACTCCATTGTTATTCTTGATGACAAAACGGGCAAGCAGAATGTTGGCAGTATTCCTTTATTACTAGAAGAGGCTCTAAGTGTATCATTTGACACCAACATAGGACATGACTTCTTTGAGGATATTAATACACGATATGATTTCTACCACAAACAAGAAAGCCGCATTTCTTTTGATCTTGATTACTTAAACAAGATCACTAAGGGTGGCCTACCTCGAAAAACTCTCAACGTTATTCTTGCTGGTACCGGAGTTGGGAAATCCCTCTTCATGTGTCATTGTACGGCATCTAACCTTGCTGCAGGAAAAAATGTGCTGTATATCACAATGGAGATGGCAGAGGAACGGATTGCAGAGCGTATCGATGCTAATCTTACAAACACAACACTCGACGAACTTGCATTTTTGCCTCGTGATGTTTATGTTAAAAAAATTGAACGTGTGAAAGAAAAGACTGTAGGCAAGTTAATTATTAAAGAATACCCAACAGCCTCCGCTGGCTCGGCTAATTTTCGTCATTTGCTAAATGAACTTCGACTTAAGAAAAAGTTCAAGCCAGATATTATATACATTGACTATTTAAACATTTGTACATCGAGTAGAATTCGTCAGGGTGCGAACGTCAATTCGTACACGTATGTTAAAGCCATTGCTGAAGAACTTCGTGGCCTTGCGGT